TTGCTTACCATCTTTGGTGATAACAAAAACAAAAGGTCGCCTCCGATTACCGCTTAATTTTTTAATACTTCCATATCCATTAGGTTTTCTCAAAATAATCACTCCTAAAAATAAAAAAATAAAATTTAGGAGAGTATACCACAGAAAGGGTTAATAATATGAATTTAATTCTATGTGATTGTAATTCAAATTTATGTAAAGAATGGCAACGATATTTTAAAAATGAAACAAATGTAAAAGTTATTTGTGATGATTTTAGAAATGTATCTGAATATGATTGTGTAGTAAGCCCTGCAAATTCTTTCGGAATTATGGACGGCGGTTTTGATGACGCACTTATAAATTACTTTGGATATGAGCTGATGAAATGTGTGCAGGATAAAATCAGAGCAGAATATGCAGGTGAGCAACCAGTAGGAACTTGCTTAATTGTAGAAACTGGTAATAAACAACACCCATATCTTGCACATACACCCACCATGCGTATACCACGAATTATTAAAGAATATGACACAATTTATAATGCTATGCGAGCAATGCTCTTAGCGGTACAAAAACAAGGTAATATTAAAACTGTTCTTTGTACTGGATTAGGAACAGCAACAGGAAAAGTTCCTGCACATGTAGCAGCTAAACAAATGTATTTAGCCTATCAAAGTGTATTTAATCCACAAAAACAAATTAACTGGCGTACCGCTGTAAAAATAGAAACAGATATTTTAAATAGTAATGTTTTAGGAGCGTGATATAAATGAGAGTTTTTCAAATTCAAAAAAATGAAGTTCTAATTATTAATGGTGATAAACAGTATTCTGATACTGTAGAAAATTTCAAATTAGATAGTGGACTTAGTTTAGATAATATAAACGAGGTTATCTACGATAATTACCAAGAATGCAGTGTTATTAATAAGGAATTTAAAGATTATCCAAACACTGAATTTGAAGGCTATATTGATAATGTTGACACTTATATTAAAGCGAAAGAAAAAAGAGAATATGTGCCACCAGAAGAACCAACAGAAGAAGAAAAAGCTTTAGCGAAAATTAATGAAATTATGGCAGCTAATGATGAACAAATTGCTGATATAAAAGACGCTATGTTGGTAGCAGTACTTACAGATGATACCGAATTACAATCGGAATTAAAAAAAGAGTATGCTTCTGTTATTGAAGATACAAATAATAAACTTCAGGAGGTGAATACAAATGACTAAAAGATGTAATATTTGTGCGCAGAAGTTGAATGAACAAAGCAAATGCACTAATGAAAAATGCCCAAACTGCTTGAAAGAAAAATTAATAGAAGAATTAGAATCAAAACAAGAGGAACAAAAAAATGAATGAATTTATATATAATGATTGGCTGGCTATTGTAACTTTAGCAATACAAGCAGGTTTACTAAAATTTGCATATAACATTTATAAAGATTATGCGAATAAAGAAAAAAATAGGGACAGCGCAATTCGAGGACTTTTGCGTGTGGAAATTATAAATATTTGCCATCGAGCAGAGAAAGAAGGTGTACTTCCAATATGGGCATTGGAAAATTTAACAGATATGTATAATACGTATAAAGCGTTGGGTGGTAATGGTGCAATAAGCGGATTATATAACAAAACAATTCGTTTACCCCAACGTAAGGAGGATTAAGATGGAAGAAGAAAAATTTAATATTAAGGACGGTCTTTCTATTAATGAGGCAAAAGTGAGTGCATTAATTATATTATGTGTACTAACTTTTTTATTTGCCTTTGTTATGTACGTATTAGATAAAGATATCACAGATAACCTAACAAGTATTATTCAAACTTTGATTTTAGTTATCGGTGGAGTTAATTTAAGTAATTCAATCGCAAGTGTTTTTACTAAAAGGAGTGGCAGATAATGACAGATGAACAATTAGCAAAAGAAATAGCAAATGGTATTATTTCTACAGGTGTTGAAGGTGCTTTTAATAGTGTTAGTCGCTCTAGTGCTGGAGATTATCCAAGTATGGGTGTAAGCCAATGGGAAGGTATAGGCGGACATGGAGATTTATTACTTAGCTATATAGATGGCGGTGCTAAATTTGCAGGCAGACGATATAGCGATATAAAATACAACGGTGAATTAGAAGAATTAAAAACGTTATTGAACACACCACAAGGGCAAGAAGCACAACGGATTATATTAGCTCAAGATTGTTTGGATAGATATGTATCACAACTTAAACGTGTTCCAACTTTAGATGATAGCAGATGTTTTATTTATGCTGGCATTTGGTGTCCAACATCGGAGTATGTAGTTAGACAGTTCTTAACTAATAGATGTAATAAATATAATTTGCGCTCCCTTGAAACAATCAAAAACGTATTTAAAACTGAATATTATATCGGTGCAGGTGTAGGGGAAGCGTACCGAGAAGGATATGCAAATAGGGCAGAAAATACTTATTATTATGTAGCTGCTATAGATTTAACCACTCCATATGGTGTACCGGTATATGGAGAAGCGGGAAATGGAAGATAATTTTTATTTGGTATGTAATAAAAGTCCTCCATATAATTGTTAATTTTTATTAATTATAAAGCTAACAAATGGAGGTCTTTTTATGGATAAATTTTTAAATAAAATAATTTTAGGTGATAGTTTAGAAGTATTAAGACAAATACCAGATAACAGTGTGGATGCTGTTATTACAGATCCACCATATGCTAGTGGTGGGAAAACTACAGGAGAAAAAAGTGCATTACCATCAATAAAATATGCAAAAAATAAAGTAGTACACAGACCAGATTTTGTAGGTGATACGAAAGACAGCCGTTCCTGGTTACATTGGTGTGTATTATGGATTGGTGAATGCCATCGAATTTTAAAAGATAATGGTTATTTTTTAATGTTTAGCGATTGGCGACAATTACCAACAGCAACAGATGCAGTACAAATGGCGGATTTAATTTGGCGTGGTGTTGTAGCATGGGATAAAGGATTATGTGCTAGAGCACCACATAAAGGCTATTTTAGGCATCAATGCGAGTATATAGTTTGGGGAACTAAGGGAAAATGTAAAAAAGCAGTTCATGCTGGTCCTTATGCTGGCTGTTTACGATACCAGGTAATGCAAAAGGATAAATTTCATTTAACAGGTAAACCAACGGCTTTGATGGAAGAACTTGTAAAAATAGTTCCTGAAGGTGGTATAATTTTAGACCCATTTGTGGGCAGTGGTACTACTGCAGTAGCAGCTAAAAAACAGAATCGTAATTTTATTGGAATAGAAAAAACGGAAGTATATTATAATATTGCATTAAATCGTTTAAAGGAGATATAACTATGAAAATTTTAGTATATTCAAGAAATCAATTGGCTGAATTAGACAAAAAACGTATTCAAGAAATTTTTATACAATCTAACTGCCCAAATGAAAGCTTAAAAAATACTTTTAATCGTTTTGCTTTTATGCAAGGAAATAATACAGTCTATTTTGATGATATTACTGTACAGAACAGACATAAAGCTATTGTTACAGAAATAGATGTTTAAAGGATATATTTATGTATGAATTATGGGAATTCTTACGGAAAAATGCTAAAAAAATTGTTATTTTTGGCGGTATTATTCTTCTGTGTTTGTTCATCGGTTTCATGTTCGGCGGAAGAGAAAACGTATCTAGTAACGGAGTCTCAATTAACGACGTTAGAACAGAACTTAGCAACGCTCAAGACGCAAAATCAGACATTGCAGACACAGCTTCAGATATCGCAGACACAAGTACAGGCATTGCAGAAACAGTCGGAAATCTTGCAAACTCAATCGACACAGCTACAGGAGCAAGTAAACACTTTGATGCAATCATTGATGAATGCACAGGAATTATTGAGCAAATACGAAAACAACCAGCTGAATAATGAAGATGATTATATTATTGGTGTAGGTGTTAATTCTGATGGTTTAGGTATGTATATATCTAAAAACAAAACATGGCTATATATAGATGAAGATACAGCCACGATAGGTTTACAATGTAGATTTTAGTTTTCTTTATAAAAATATAATAGCCCTATTATTTAGATAAAATGCTAATAATAGGGCTTATTTTTTTATATTATTTTGAAAACGTATTGACAAAATCAAAAATAAATGATATAATAAATATAGAAATTGAGAAAAGGAGGAAAAAAATATGCTAGATAAAATAGCAAAAATCGTTGGCATAATCTTAGCAATCCTGGAAATTGTTAAGACGCTCAAAGAGCTTTTCGATTAAGCCAACGATTTTTAACATGGTAGAGGGTTTTCCCTCTACCACAATTATAGCATATTAAAAACACTATGAAAACTTTAGATATTTTAATGTTTATTCTTGTGGTGGTAGCAATAAAAGATGTTAATACGTCTAATGGTATTTTAGATTGGCTTATTCTTATTGTTGCTATTATTTGGTTAGTATTATTTTTTGTTAGAAGGTGATTATATGACGGATAAAGCAAAATGGGGAGGAAAAAGAGAGGGCGCAGGTCGTCCTTTAACAGCGGGAGAAGTAAGA